CCATTCCAAGCGGGTTGGCATTAAATGCTACTAGAACAATACAGATGACAAATGACGCAATTGGAACGGCAGGGGTTGTTGCACCAAATATTGGTATTGGTGTTACCGGTCCAATCACTAAGGAACAATTACATGCTGCACTCCTAGTAGCAATCAATGGTGGAACAAATGCAAGAGTTGCGAATAATGCGGCACAGACAGGAATTGCTGGTATTACAGCAACTGTAGGGTCAACTGCAGATAAGATTACTATAACTGCTGACGGTATTGGTGTGGTAGGTAATTCTGTAACGATAGCAATGGCAACAAATTCGATTTTAAATGGGTCAGTGACATCACTAAACTTAGCCGGCGGAAGTGGTGGTGCAGTTCCAATTCTTCGCGGTGTCTTGTTAGCTCCATCAGGTGTAGCTTTAGCACTATCAGGAAATTCAACAGGTAATGATAATACACCAGTTGCAGCAACAGCAGCAGCTGCATCTGCAGGTGAGTTAATGCCAAGTAAGGGTGCACTTACTGGATCTTTAGAATTAAGTTCTCAAAACTTTACTTTGCTGCTTAATGGTCTAAAAGATGTAGAAAAGAATATAATTGCTGCTTCTTTTGATATAACTTCACCTTCTTATTTTGCAAACGTATTTAATACTAACCCGCTTGATTTTGAAAAAGAAGGTCACTTACTTTATGGTCATTATGACATACACAGTGCTTTTGCAACAATAACAGGATCAGGTGCAACAGCAGTAGGGGGTGGTAACAATAGCCCTGCTAGCGGTGGTAAGGAAGATATTGCTTTACTACTCACATCATCTGCCGGAAGAGGCGGAATAGGAGCTGCACCTGCAAACGTACCAGATTATGAGGACTTTAGTGATAGATTCAAGACACCGATAACACCCACAATTATTTCACAAAATTTCGGAGGTGCACCTTTCAGCTTATTTCAAGTAGAATCTCTTTCTGACGGGGAATTTGCAAATACAAAGCACAAAATCTCAATTGAAAACTTAAAAGTATCTACATCTACTACAGACAAGTATGGTTCATTTGATCTTATAGTAAGANACTTTCGAGACACAGATGAAGAAAAACAAGTACTTGAGTCTTACCGAGGATTATCATTAGATCTAAACTCTGATCGTTATGTAGTACGTGTTATTGGAGATCAAAATACATTCTTTGATTTTGATAATGCTGTTAGCAATCAAAAAATAATTGTTGAAGGTGACTACCCAGTAAGATCTAATTTCATCAGAATCAAACCTTCAAGTGATCTCAAGGCAGGATCAGTACCCGATGAAGCATTACCTGTAGGATTTAGAGGTTTGGGTCATTTAGTAACATCCGGATCTATGCTTTCTAATGAGGCAGATCCGATTTATGCAATATCAACGTCAGTTCAAGGAATAGCTGAACCTCCTACACCTTACAGAGATACAATATCTCTTAGTATAGGCATTAATAAAAGATCTGATTCTAGACTTTATTGGGGAGTTCAAACTAGTCAAAAAACAGTTCCAGCAGAACCAAACAAGCCAAGTCTTTTTAATAAGACATATGAAACGTATGCTAAATATTTTCCTAATTTTAGAACAGATACAACTAATGTTAGGGTAGGTGAAAATCCTGGAGTAGCAGATGTAAATGGGTCAAAACTTGATTGTGACTTATTTAATAATAATAAATTTTCTCTTGAAAAACTTTTAGTAAGAACAGGAAGTGATACGTATGCTGATCCTGAATACTGGTTAAGCGCATCATTTTATAGACCTGGTAATAAGGGCGCAAATGCAACAACAAAAGTTAGACACTGGAAAGTCAGTGATCTAAAAAGAGTAGGAAACGTTAGATATTCTAAATTTACAACTGTTATGCAAGGTGGTTTTGACGGACTAAATATATTTAATGCAGATCGTCTAGCAATGAATAATGCTTCTATTATTAGGGAAATGACAGATGCATCACAGTTTGGAAAAGATGATTCTTCATCTGCAGCGTATAGAAAAGCAGTGGACATAATGGGGTCAAAATCAGATGTTGATATTAAACTCCTTGCAATTCCAGGCATAAGGCATCCCGTTATAACAGACTTTGCAATTACAGCAGTAGAAAATCGATTTGATGCTATGTATATCATGGATATTGAAGAACGCGATGTTCTTAACTCTGTCATCACAGGATCAGCGCAGAGACCGCATGTACTCAATACAGTAAATAACTTTTCAAATCGAGGCCTGGATTCTTCATTCGCAGCAGCTTATTTTCCTGATGTAATTGTACAGGATCCAACAACATTAGGCAATGTGCAGGTGCCACCCTCAGTTGCTGTACTAGGCGCATTCTCATTAAACGATCAGCTGGCACATCCTTGGTTTGCTCCTGCAGGTTTCTCTAGAGGTGCCTTAGAAGCTGTTGAATTGGCAGCAGTAAGATTAAACAGAACAAACTTGGATGATTTATACTCAGCAGATATTAATCCGCTCACAGCATTCCCAGGAACAGGAACAGTTGTTTGGGGTCAAAAGACTCTACTAGCTAGTCCATCTGCTTTGGATCGAGTCAATGTAAGAAGATTGCTTATTGATATTAGACGAAAAGTTAAGAATGTTGCAAACTCACTTCTGTTTGAACCAAACCGTGTTGAAACACTTGAGAAATTTAGTGCACTTGTCAACCCTATTTTGCAAAGCGTGCAAGAGAAAAGTGGTGTTGATCGCTTTAAGGTTGTCATTGATACAACAACTACAACTCAAGCAGATGTAGAAAATAATACAATCCGCGGAAAAATATTCTTGCAGCCTACAAGAACCGCAGAATTCATTTCACTAGACTTTGTTGTTACAAATGCTGGTGCAGTAATTTAAAAACTTTTTTAACGGATAATTATAAACACCGATTAGGAGAAAAAAATGGCCGAAACATTATCAGTAACAGACTTGCTTCCAAATAAGTTTGAGCCCAAAAGAGGTTATCGATGGGTTCTTGCTCTTGAAGGTATCGACTCTTTTTTAGTTACCAGTACAAAGAGGCCTGATGCTACAATTGGAAGTACCGAAATTAAATTTATTAATAGCTATCGTATAGTATCTAATGGAAGAATTAAGTGGAGTGATATATCAGTAGATCTTCACGATCCTATCGCACCGTCTGGAGCACAGCAAGTAATGGAATGGATTAGAACACATTATGAGTCTGTATCAGGGCGCGCTGGATATGCTGATTTTTATAAGCGAGACTTACAACTTAAACTACTTGATCCTGTTGGAACTGTTGTAGAATTATGGGATATCAAAGGTGCACTCATTACACAAGCCACATTTGGTTCTCTGTCTTATGAAAGTGAAGAGCTTATGAAAATATCACTAACTCTTGCTGTTGATAATTGTGTCATGCAATTCTAAATTTAGTTTGTGCTATATATTTTTAAAGCCGGTCGATACCGGCTTTTTATTTTACTGATACTTGTTGTGCTTTACAATATGAAGTAGGAGAAAATTATGAGTGAACACATACCTAAGTCTAATATAATGAAAGATGATTTTGGATGGGAGGTACCTGTTGAGACAGTACCACTACCCTCACAAGGCGTAGTATATGATCCAGACTCACAGCTTTATAAATCAGAAACAATCGATATCAAAGCAATGACTGCAAAAGAAGAGGATATACTTACTTCTGCTGCTTTGCTTAAAAAAGGTGAGACGCTAAATACACTTATCAAGTCTTGTGTTGTTAACAAATCGATAAATGTAGATGAACTCCTGTTAGGCGATAGAAACTCTCTTATGGTTGCTGTTAGAATAACAGGATACGGTCCAGATTACAATATCTCAGTTAACTGTCCACATTGTAATCACCTAAATAAAGAAAGTGTGAATTTAAGCGAGTTAGCAATTAAGTTTCTAGAAATAGATCCAGTAAGTTCAGGACAGAATATTTTTGAATACGAACTGCCTGTTACAAAAAAGAAGGTGCGGTTTAAGTTTCTAACAGTTGGTGATGAAAAAGAAATGGCCAAAGTAAGAGAACGTATGGAAAAACACTTTGAAAATTTTACTGAGAACAATGTCACATCAAATCTGGAGGCGTCAATTATACAAATTGATCATATTGCAGACAAAAATAAAATAAGACATTTTGTTCTTAACATGCCGGCATATGACTCTAGACAGCTCAGAAAATACATGAAGGAAAATGAGCCTGGGATAAAAATGCAACATAATCTAGTTTGTGAAAATTGCACAAGCGCTTCCTCGGTGTCAGTTCCCTTGTCGAGAGAGTTTTTTTGGCCTTCCTAGTAATTATAGAGAAGTATATCTCGAAGAGTCTTTTGCACTTATGATGCACCTAAGGATGAGTTTAAGTGATATTCATAATCTACCTGTTAGGTACAGAAGGTGGTATATGGAAAGACTTTTGAAACATTTTTCAAAAAATAATGAGCTTAAGCCTGCCAATAAAGATAATGAATCAAAGAACTTTGCCAAGTTTCAAGATCAGATAATGAAAAAGTTATCATGATTAAAACTTCTGAGATACATAATTATGTATAATAACTAGAGTGTATAAATGGCATTAGACGATTCAGATCAAGCAATACTTACAAAAGCTTTTACAGCTGCATTATCTGCACCAGCATCAGATACTAGCGCTGGTGTATACGGTATGCTTTCCGCCATCCAGACAGCAATCGCAAATATACCTGCTGCTGGTGGTGGTAATGAGCCCTTT